ATTAAAGTATATTTGTAAAGTATTGTTTTTGTTTTATCTAAGGTTTTAACCAACCAAATTAAACCACTCTCTTAAAAGGGTGGTTTTTTTTGTTTAAAAGTATTTTTTTTTGTTTATTATTTTTTTAATTGAATTATTTGTTTTATATTTGCCTTAATATTAATTAAAAACAATACAAAATGAATTTATTTCAAAGATTAAAACCAGAGTACAAAGACAAACTAGAAACAGGTAACACTAAACATCCAGAATTGGTTGGTTATGTAGTAGACCAATTAGAAATGTATCAATATGTTAGGGAAATGCCTTATGGGTTGGTTACAGATTTACGGTTCTTATTAGAAGTATATAGTCCTTACGAATTATTTAAAGAGGTATAATATGACTTATATAGAAGATGTTAAGCGTACAGCTACACCAGACACAATAGATTACTTAAATGCTAGAGTGGAAGCATTAGAAAAAAGAGTAGAATTTTTAGAAGCACAAATAGAAATCAAAAACAATTAATATGAACAAAGAAAAATTAAAAGAGTTATACAAAGAATATAACCTAACGAAAGACGATGTATTTAAACATCAACACTATTTAATTATCACTAGAAGTGGAATTGATAAAATACAGGCGGTTGCTAAAATACAAATACATTACGAAGTAGTACAGTGTGCTCCAAATTTTGCAGTATTTAAAGCAATAGCACATAAAGGTTCTGCAATGATAGAAACTTTTGGTAGTGCATTGAAAGGCGAAAACTATAAAGACGGCTCAACAAATAGCTGGTACGTTGCAGAAATGGCAGAAAAACGAGCAATGAGTAGAGCAGTTCTTAAATTAACAGGCTTTTACGAGCAAGGGGTTTTTGGAGAAGATGAAAGCGAAAGTTTCAAAAATAATAATAAATAATAACAATTAAAAAAAAGTAAAATTATGAGTGCAATTATCAATTTTTCAATTAGAGTGGATAAACTTCCAAAACAGAATTTTGTATCAGGTCGTGATGGTGCGGTTTATTGCAATTTAACTATGAGCGTAAACGATGAAACTCGGTACGGTAACAACGTTGGTGTCTATGTTAGCCAAACACAAGAAGAACGAGAGGCTAAGAAACAAAAGACTTTTTTAGCCAACGGTAAAGTAGTTTGGACTGACGGTAACATTGTCAAAGCTGAACGTGAAGAAGCTAAAGAAGTGGTGCAAGAAGCTGAAACAAGCGACTTACCATTTTAATTAAATAGGGCGGTGTAATAACCGCCTTTTTTTATTATCTTTGCAAAACAATACAAAAAAATGACAGAAGAACAAACTACACATAATATGTTAATGGAGTTGATAGCAGAAGAATGTACTATCGACACAACAACAGTTATGGAATACCCACCAACGGCTTTGAGTTTAGGAGAAAAAACAATACAGTCAAAAGGTGGAAATATAACAATGCCTATTCCGATTGGAACGTATGGGAATTTTAGCTTCGTACAAGCACCCCCAAAGAGCAAAAAAACGTTTTTCGTTTCACTACTTGCTTCGGTTTATTTAAGCGGTGGTAATAATTTTGGCGGTAAAATTAAAGGACACAGGGATGGGCGTTTCTTAATGCACTTTGATACAGAGCAAGGTCATTGGCACTCTCAAAGAGTTTTTAAGCGTGTTCAAGATATGAGTAACACCAAAGAAGTAGGCTGTTATCATACTTACGCACTTAGAACAATAGGGTATAAACAACGTTTACAATTTATAGAATATTGTTTAGAACAAAACAAAGGTAAAAACGGTTTAGTTATTATAGATGGAATTGCTGACTTAGTTTCAGACGTTAATAATTTAGAAGAAAGTAATTTGTGTGTTCAAAAAATAATGCAACTATCTGCTAAATATAATTGTCATATAGTTACGGTAATACATAGTAATTACGGAAGCGATAAGCCGACAGGACATTTAGGTTCTTTTCTTGAAAAAAAGACAGAAACACAAATACAACTAGAAGTTAATACAGTAAATAAAGAATGGATAACAGTAAGTTGCAAACGTTCTAGGGGATATTCTTTTGAAACTTTTAGCTTTAGTATTAACGAGTTTGGGCTGCCTTTTGTAGTTGGAGAAATATACGACCCATTAGAATACTTTGTACCTAGAACATTAAAACCAAATAAATAAATGAAATCAATTTTAGAACTTGCATATAAAAAGCATAATGATTGGAATAACATAGTTAAAAGTTTTGGTTGCAACCCCTCAATAAGTGAGGATATTGTTATGGAAATGTATCTACAGCTAGGTTCTGATGTAAAAAAAGGTTTAGACCTTTACTACAAAGATGAAATAAATCATTATTATTGTTATAAAGTTCTAAGGGGTATTTACACAAATTTATATAAGTCAAGTTTAAGACAAAAAAAAGTTTATTTAGAAGATATAAACGAACTAAAAGAAATACAAGAAAGCGGTATTGATGAGTATGAATGGGCAAAGCAGCGTGACCATATAGACAGTATATTAAACGAATTGTATTGGTATGATAAAAAGATTTTTGAAATAGTCGCTAAGGGAGTTAGTATTGCGGAGTTAAGCAGAAACACTAAAATAAGTTACTACTCACTTTACAATACATATACAAACGCAAAGAAACATATAAAAACCAAGTTATGAGATTAGGGGATTTAGTATATTACATTACTTACTATACAGGAATACATTGGCTAGTAAAAAAGATTAGCAAGGCATTAGGTAAATCTTGCGGTTGCGACCAGAGGCGTGAAGATTGGAACGATATAAATATAGAGCTATGAGAATAGAAGACCAAGAATTATGGATAGACTTTAAATCAAATGTAACAAGTAAACTAACAAAAGACCAATTCAGGTTATTATGCGCGTTACACGCTCGTTATTTAAACCATAGATATTACGAGCCTTGCAGTTGCAAACCAAAAACTTTAGTAATGTGGATAAAAGATATTGATAACATATATAATAAAATTTAATGATTGAGAAAATACATAACTGGGAAAAAGCAGTAGTAACACTTTTAAACCTTGACGGTTGGAATTTAACACATACAGGGAAAGGTAATGAAAGCTGGGATGCAATAGGCACAACCCCCAAAGGTCAAGAGTGTGTGATTGAAATGAAGTTTAGAAATAAGTATTATGATACTAAAATCCTTGAAAAATTTAAGCACGATAAATTAATAGAAACAGGTAAGGTTGCTTTGTATTTAGTGAACGACCCAAAAGGAAACTATATGTTTTGGCTAAATAATTTAAAAGGTTTGCAAGTAAAAGATATGTACTGCCCAGATACTACATTATGGACTAAAAATAAAATATTAAAGCCTTGTTACCTATTAAAAGAAAAAGATGCTGCAATAATTAACCTAAACGAAGAAAATAAAAAAAGTGTTTGGGATAGCTATTTTCAGATAAAAGAAAAAATAATTAAAAAAAATAGTTAATTAATTTGTTTATAATAAAAATAAAGTTGTATATTTGTACCAACAATAACAATTAAAAACAAAACATTATGACAATTTACAACGAAATAACAGAAAAACTTAAGCAAATAGATAACGACTATTATAGAGGTGTCTATACTACAGGAGAGTATTACGACTTGTTAAAATCAATTGACGAGAAAATAAAAGATTATTAATAAAACAAAAACAAAATGCGAACACAACTAACAGACTTAAATCTTGAGTTAAAACAAATTAACAGAACGTTACGCTTTCCAGATAACGTCCCAGAAGACGTATTAAAAAGATTATTAGAAAGGAAAGATTACATAAATAGTATACTAATTAATATACAATAAAATGAAAAAGACAAAAACAGGATTACACATTGAAACTAGAAAGAATCGCATTGAGGTTTACACTAAAAAAGAATTAAGAGAAAAAAAACTATATGAAAAACAAGCTAGAAACTTCATAATAACAGGAACTGTTTTACTTTTTGGATTGTTACTCTTTACTTTAGGTTTAATTGTTGGCTCTAGTATATAATGACAATACTACAAAAGCAATCTTACAATCTTTGGTTTAATTGGATAGCCGACAAAGTTATAGAATGGAAACAAGCCAAGCCTATGAACACAGACTTGAATAATTGTATCAAAGCTATGAATGAGATTGGTCAATATGTTAATCAATTAAATATTGAAAACGATGTCTTGATGAAAAGAATATCTTTGACACGAGAAAGTAAAAATAAATTAATAGTAGATTTACAAAAACAAATAGAAGACTTAGAAAACAAATTAAAACAATACGAGATATGAATATAATTTATAACGACATAGCTTTGTCAATAGAATATAGTTATGAAGAACAAGAGCCAGAAAGTTATGATTACCCAGGCTCACCAGATAGTGCAGAAATTGAAAGCGTAAAAGTTAAAGATGTTGATGTTTATGATCTTCTTAGTATCGAGCAGCTTTATGAAATAGAGGGAATAATATTAAATAAAATAAGAAACAATGAGTAATATCAAACTATTAGACGGAAAGCTTTACGATAAAAACGCATTGCTTAAAAAAATGGATAATGATGAATTTTATTATGGCGAACTCAATAAACTAGCTTTAAGTTCTAGCAGCTTAAAGACGTTGTTGTCAAGTCCTAAAACTTATAAATTCGTTCAACAATATGGTAGTCCAGAATCACAACCACTTCGTGACGGTTGGCTATTTCACACAGCAATTCTTGAACCAGATGTTTTTTCAGCTCAAACTTTTATTGACGTTCAAAGCAAGAATACAAAGAAGTTTAGAGAAGCAAAGCAAGAGCTTGGTAGAGTTTTTACTATAAAAGAAAAGAATAACGCTGAAAGATTAGCAGACGCTTTTTATAGAAATGAACACGCACTACAATCGATAACAAATGCAGAGTTTGAAGTACCAGTTATTGGTGAAGTTATGGGCAAGCCGTTTAGAGGCAAAGCTGATGTACTTGCTTCAGATAGAATTGTTGATTTAAAAACAACCAGCGATATAAAAGGCTTTAGTTATGCTGCAAAGAAATACGG